TATTTACTACCACTCCATCACCCGAGGGCACTGCCGGCTGGTTCTATGAGCTGATTCTGCTACTCAAGCACGCTGAAATGGCCGATCCCGACCTTGAGCAGCTTGATCCTGAGCAGTGGACGCTATATGAATACACAAGTTTGCAAGGCGGCAACATTCCCGTCCATGAAATTGAAGAGGCACGCCGCACTCTTGCGCCAGAAGTGTTTGAGCGCGAGTACGAAGCGAAGATTTTGTCAAATACGGGACTTGTCGCATCGTGTTTTTCGATGCTCAACGTTGATTCAAGTGTTAAAGACAACGAAAATCTGCCACTTTATGTCGGAATTGACTTTAACAACGACCCCTTAACCGCAATTTGTGCCAATATCGTCAGAAAAGATGGCAAAATCAAGGAATTGCATGCTTTTGCCGAATTATTGCTTAAAAATGCTACGACATGGGACTTAGCCGAAGCCCTTGTTGAAAAGTTTGAGATAGAACGCGAAGACGATGGCAGCCTGATGCGCCGCATTATTGCCTGCCCCGATCCTACCGGCAAGCGGAAGCAGACTTCTGGCGTGGGGGCAAGCGATCATCAGATCCTTAGGCGTGCCGGCATACAGGTATATGCACCCGAGGCGCCGTATAACACTGCTGACGGGATCAGGGCGGTTAATGCAGCGCTGCGCACCGCTGACGGGGAGGTGCATACACGGATACACCCATGCTGCCGCGAGTTAATTAAGTCATTCCGTACGCTGGGTTACGCCGAGGGAACGCGGATGCCGAATAAAAAGCTCGGCGTAGATCATGCGTTCGATGCGTTCAAGTACCTCGTGCTGGGCAAGTTTAATCTAGCCAAAGGGGAAAGCGGTGTTCAGACTACACACCGCATCTACTGATTCGCTATACTTTTGAATTTTCCGGTGATTTTGCCGGCGGAAGCAGGGCAACAATCGTTCCCGTCCGCTTCCCGCTATGCCATTTCCAAACCAGCCTCCAGCCCTCGACTTCCTGCTCGGGCGGCTGCACCGCCCACCAGCGCTTGCCGCAGCTCTCGCACCGCCTACGCCTTGCGGTGCCACCATCGGCCATGATATTCGTCCTGATCACCCGTGTCGTTTGCTGCCCGCAGCGTGAGCAGGCATCCCTTCTATGTGGCATATCTTGTTACGGCCTTGGGCTAGAGAGAATCATAATACTTCTGCCCGAGTCCACCCAGGCAACTTTGCGCTTATCGATAAAAGCTTCAGGCTCTTGTATTGTGTAGTAGCTTTGTTTGCAGCTTGAACATTTACGAAACCTAACTATTTTATCGTCTGGCGTCATTCTTGTTACTTCTGCCTTAGCCGTTCTGGCTCCGCAGCAAATACACTTGCAACTGTTTCTCGACATGCGCTTGCAAAAGCACACTTTAGCACGTTGACGGCCGGCAGGGGGTAAGGTATCATTGAAGAGCAATGAAGGCTTGCCATGGAATTTCACTCTTTCGACAGACCCTATGGCTACGCGACTGGTCAACAGGCTGCGATTCTTGAAGACCGCCGCCGCTTTGTCGCTGTTCCGACTGGTCGTCGCTGGGGCAAGAGCACGCTTGCGGCGCTTAAGCTCTGGGGCGCGGCCATTGACAGGCCAGGGATGTATATTTGTATTTCCCCTTCCTTCCCGATGGCTCGAATGTTTTGGGAGCGCTGCAGCGAGCTGCTTGATAACTGCCAAATGCGCCGCCATAATCTTTCTTTTCACTTTAGCAACGGTTCAAAGATTTATTGCTTGACGCAGGACGATATACTTAATGGTGCGACAAAGGGCTGCAATGTCAAGGGTATTGCTGTGGACGAGTTTTTTCTTCAAGAAAAGTCAAAATTGAAAGATGTTTTTTGGCCAATACTAATGGCTGAAAATGATTTTGTGCTAATGGCAGGGACGCCTCCACCAAGGCGAGCGGTCAAGCGCTTACGGCTTGTTTTGCGAATCGCAGCAAAGCGTGCTGGGCTTAATTTGTCAGATGTTGGTATTCACGTTTGCAGTAGCCCCATGGAGCGGGATTTTATCGAGGAATGCCGAGTGTCCATGTCAAAGGCCGTATTTGACAGCGAATTCCTTTTGCAATACGCTTGACCCATGGAACGCCCCATGCAGTACACGATGGTCAAGTGCGATGGTAAACCTGGCTACAAATTGCCGTATCCTTTTGGCGCTCTGCCCTCTTCTGGGCATGTTGTAGTCATCGACCCGCAAGGCATTTCACGGCTGGTTAGCCGCAAGTCTCTTGTTAAATACTAATCATGTTTGACAGCACCAACTTTAAGCCTCCAGCGCCCGTTACGACTGTTGAAGATTTATTGCGCTATCCCAACGAAAAGCTCATTGCGCTTGAGGCCATGCTGCCGTTGCAGGCTGCCATTCGCCCCGTGCTGATGCAAGCGCTCAAGCGGCGTGGTATAATTCAGGGGTAGTTGAGCGATTTCCATGCGCTTTTACATCGACAGCGATTCTGGGCAAATTGGCCCATTCTGGTGGATTAACGCAGTTTGCCAGGCTCACAAAATTACTGGCATTTATGGGCTAATGGATAATCTGTCAGAGCATCTTGTCTGGCGGCAGGGCGGGTGCGGCTGGGATTTCGGTGGGCGGCTGCAGTATATCGCTCGCATTAACTGGCGTATTATTGAGGTGTTGAACTGATGGAAGACGCAAAGCCGGCGAGTGTCAGTGACACCTTGGCCGAACGCGGCAATCGCTACGGCGATTTTATGGGTCACGCTCAAGTGACTCAGGATCTTAAAAACTGCGTTGCAGAGCACTTAGCGGCACGGGCCAAGAAGCTGGCGCCAGACCAGCAGGAAGCTCTTGACATGATTTTTCATAAGATCGGTCGGATTATTAACGGCGATCCCGATTATGCTGACAGTTGGCATGACATTGCCGGGTACGCTCAGCTTGTGGACGATTGGCTGAAAAGCAACGACGATTGGAGGAAGCCACGCATTGTTTCATCTTCGCAGGCCGAGGGCAGTATCAGTCGTAAATGTGCGGCTAAGGTGATTGCTAAGTTCAAAGATGACAGAGAGTTGCGACGTTACGTTGGGCTTTGATTTTTCTAAATTTTGGTAGAAAATACGAGCTTTATTTGGGGGTAGATTCGACCACTGCCCCCCCTTTTTTTTGTGGGTATGTTGGGGGAGCGTGTTAGGCCATTTATGGTGGGGAGAGATGGGGGAGGTATGGGCACCCCCCTGCGCCATCACCGGAACCGCAACCCTGCCCCGGTTTGCTACATTGCGGGGTCGCAATCGCGACCCCGATAGAGTACAGAATCCTATAAAGATTGCGCTAGCTGATCTTCAGTCAATACATCAACGAAAGTGAACAGCTGTAGAGAGTTAAGCCCGACAAGGTAAAATCGCTGACGATCCCGGCACCACAGTTGATAGCACTCATAGCCCATATAGTAGTCTGCAATGTCGTAAGTGTGGGATCCGTCAGACACTGTTTTGCCGATATTCTCACGGATTAGATTGTAGTTAATACTTGCCATGGCGGTCAGTGTGGTTTGACTCTGTAATTGTACGCTCCCATGGCACGCTAGCCTATGGGAGCGTAACACTTGTTAATCTGTCCCCATAGGCTTAGACGAAACTAGGAAGCTCAGCGACTGTGCAAGCGTAACTTTCCCGGTAGCACTTGTTAGCGTATTCTCTACATTCTGGCGAGCATTCTACAGCCTCCTCCCATAACCATTTTTTCTCCCGTAGCACACCATAAGCGCGACGATTGACCAGTTCAGATATAATCCTATGAAGTCTGGCGCGGCCACATTGGTCATACAGATAATCTAGGATTTTCCCGGTTTCCATTGTTAGCGTATTGCGCAGTCTGGCGGCGATTTTCTGCTGATCGATGATAGGGTCGGGGTCTGCCGATAAAGCAAAGGTAGAGCAATATTGTAAGTGTAGGCTGATCAGCATGTCAGCTAGTTCCCACGGCTGACGGTAAGCTAGTGCAGAAAGGTTGGAGGAAGGATAAGCCATTGGAGAGGATGCAAATGTGCGGGATCGTGATCAGATTAGGCGGCAGACTTTAGGCGCATAGCTAGCACTTCTACAGCATTGCAGGCTTTCACGCCATAACCTGTAGCGTCGTGATAGGGCGTGAAACTGCCTTCACAGTCGCCAGGGCATGTGATATACCATCCACCCGATAATTCACCATCGCAGAATGCTTTTAACTGAGCAGACTCTCTGTCAGTTAATCCAGACTCGTCACCATTAGCAAATGCGCTCAGCCAATAATCAGGAATTGTAAGCACCATAGCTTCATGCTTGCTGCTAGTATCCTGATTAATTGCTTCCGCCTGTGCTTCCATTGTTAGGTGCCAAAGGAAGCAAGCTCCGTCCCCTTCGCTTGATCCTAAATAGCAACCACTAGGGGCGGCCCAGTTTAATGCATCAAACAATTCTGAGATTATTTCACCCGATATTTCATTCAAGTATGGCGGCAGATCAAGGCAGATCCCGCCATACTGACCGTGAGCAGCGATGGCAGCGGCAGGCTGCCACAGATCACGATCAAGCGTGATACCTAGCCTGTCAGCTTCGCTGATTAATGCAGCACACAAATGATCCGGCCTTAATGTGTCGGTTGACACAATGGGAGAATCGGCAATAAGGGTTAGCATGGCGGGATGAAGCGATTGAACAAGCAAATAGTAGCACAGATAAAAGCGGCTGCCGTATGGGAGCTTAACGTTTAGTTGCAATCTGGCTCAGCGTATGCAGACTCTATACGCTCACCGCAGTGATCACAGAGCAGGTCGGGGTCCTCCCAATTAACGCCTAATCCTACGATCGCCCAACCGTCACGACCATACGTTGTGCCAATACTGCGCGATTCTGCTTTACAGCACCAATGGCACAACGCGCCCCCATCGTCGCAGAGTGCAAACATAGGGTAACCACCGTCAGCATATGGGCTGGCGATTAACTCATCCCGAAACTTGCGCGACTGTAGTTGAATGGCGCGGGTCTGAATGGCGTTCATAGCTTGAATGTCGAATGCTCCCATACACTAGCACAGGATTAACTGAGCAGCGTATGGGAGCTTAACATTTGTTTATGCTCGACAAGCGGTAGCGTACGCTTCCAACCGCTCCGAAACCTGACGCAGCGTTGGCGCATATATGGGCGAAATGCGGCAATCCATGCTATGGGTTGCCAACCATGGGCCACGATTGCCGTTGCTACGCACTATCCGCCACGGACCCATAGCATAACCTACATAGACTCCTGAATGGAAGGCGGATCTTTCTATGTTGTGATACATGGCATGAATGAATGAATGAATGAATGGCGCCTATGAATGGCGATCGAAAATAAACATAAGCCCGTTCTCCTTTCCGCTAAGCCAGGGCGCCAGACTGAGCGCATAGCGCCACGTTTTAGCGGTAAAATGCTCGGCTTTTTCGTAGCGGGCCACCCATATAAGCCCCCCGCAAGTGTCATTTAGGGCTAGATACCTTGCTGCAGCGGCCGAGGTGTCATTTGTAACGACAAAAGTATTTTCTTTCATTACCGGCAGCAGGGAAGGGCAACGGATGAATAGATAGAATCGATGGGAAACTTCCGCCCTTCCAAGTCTTCCGGCCGGTAGAAATGCAACGCGCAGCCCCTAGGATCGCCCTGATGATAGACTAGCCCGCCACACTGCGCAGCGATCTTAGATGCTTCCATTAAATACAGTCGCTCACGGTTGGGAATGAAGCCGCAGGGAATAGTGTAGGAACCCCAACGGTCTAAACCGTACAGTCTAGGGGCATCCTCGCCGGTAACGGGGTGAGTCTCCCACTGAATGCGACCGTTGCATTCATCCTCGGCCCATTTGTGCAATTTACGCTCAATGGAGCACAGGCGGTTAAATGCGGACGCGGGAATGCGGGTTTGGGTTGCGGTTGCCATGGCGTGATTGGCGGTTGACTTGCTAACAATAGCACCGGATTAACCGGAGCGGGAGCGGGAGCTTAATGGTTTGTCATAATGATTCAAGGTTGAACGGGGAAACCTTCGACTGCAGCGGCGGCGGCGAGAATGCCCATGGCCTGACATGCCCATGTCTCACGGTCCTCCAGTTGCTGCACCTTGAAGCGAGCATCGTCCGGTAGCTGATATTTCCATTCAGCATGATGCTCATCAAACAACGCTAACATTTCCCGCCTGCATTCAGTCGGAACGTTATACAGCGCCTGATAGGTGTGGCGGATCTGCTCAACCGTCACGCTGAGCGTGATGATTTTAGTAGCGCTGGCCATGAATGCCTTTGGATGAATGCCCCCATACAATAACGCACAATTAGCCGAAGCGGGAGCGGGGGCTTAACAGTTTGTTATAATGGGTTACTGCTGGCAAAATCTAACGTTTCTGCGCTTTACCCCGTAGCAATACTGCAGCAGATCAAGCGCTTCCGTAGCCGCCTTGCGATCCCACGTTTTAGCCCTAACGGATTCGCGCACAACTTCGCCATCATGTCGGAAGCGAATTTCGTGCCGCAGGCTGCCAGGGTAGTAAGCCGAAACATAAACCCTCATGAATGCCTCTGAATGAATGCCCCTATACAATAGCGCATGAATGGCAGCAGTGAGGATAAATGCTTAACATTAAGTCACAGTCTCCTGACCGCTTGAGACTGTCTCACTTAAGACCCACTGCGCCGCAATGAGTCTCACGAATCACGCCTCTCCCGTCTCGGCCGTCTCAGCCGTCTCGACTGGCGGGAGCGGGTGAGATTCGGCCTCGACTGTGACGGTCAGGATTAGGTCCTCCTCGCTCAGGCCGGCAGACTCTCGCAGCTCCCCGGCGATCTCCCCAGCCCTGTCGAGCCCTCTCAGTGCCGCGCCCCACTGACCTTCCCTGAGTGCGCCGTGAATGGCCCTCTGCCTGGCCGCAGCGACCATGGCGCGGCGCAGTTCGGGGGGAGCGCTCTCAGCGGCGCAGAGGGCCTTCTCCGCCTCGCGCTGAGCACGGTTGAGCGTGCGGGCGGGTGTGGATGAATGCTCCTGCGCCAGCTTCCACCTAACTTGAATAGGCAACAAGCCCTGAGCGTATAAATTGAATGCCTTTCTAACTATCTCATCATAATCGGTGCCCTCTTCTTCTTTATCGCTTGCATCCCAAGAAGCGACCCAGGATGAATGCGTTCTAAGCAGCCGCTCACTATCCGGCAGGAGATGAACGGGAATTGCGTTGCGGGGCTGGGCGTCCATTGTTGCTATTTAGCTGCCTGAAATGCTATCGCTAAATGTTCGGGCCGATGCTTTTTAATGCTCATTCTCTGCCGGCAGGGGAAAGGGTTACAGATAAACCGGGCTTATCCTTCAAAAGTAGTACTTATGTTCAGTGCCATGTGGCATAGATACCTAAAAGCGCCGGCAGGACAGAGGGTTATAGGGGAATATAGAGATATGTAGAGGATAAACCTTTTTCTTAAAAGTAGTACTGATGTATTATATGCTTGTATCAACCGCTACACAAAAAACGAGTGAATTTTCTATACAAGAATCAGAAAACGCTTTTTCGCTGAAAACGCCTGCCCCGCAAGGCTTTTCGTGCCGAACATACATAACATTACAATCAGTTAATTGTGCAGCACCCTCTAAAAGCCCTGCGCCGCAACGGATCACAGCGATTTTCCAATGGGCATCAAAAAAGGAGCGACCGATAAGGGGGAATCGATCGCCCCATGTCCTCCCCATGTCTTCCCTGCCGGCGGGTGTGAGCGCTAGCGGGGAGCGGTGAGATAGTCCTGAATCGCTTTATATGTGTGCTTAATGCC